TTGAATCAGGTTTAAAAGTATTTACAGAAGCATAAGCTTTACCAGATTGACCTACTTTTAAATCAAGGTTTATCCATTCATCTGATTTACTGTTAAGCCACTCAATTAACTCAGCTCTTTTAATACTTAATGAGCCTTTAACAAATTCGGGTGCGCCATTTCTCGGCAGCTTGAAAATTAACCCATTCGGAAATTCTAAATTATTATCCATAGTTGTAAATTATAAAAAACGATTATTAAACTGTTTATCTAAATCCATTTCTATCTTATTTTCGTTAAGATAGTCTATTATCTCTTGCGCTCTTTCTGAGGTTAAGCCTCCTAAGTTATCAAAAAACTCTCTTTCTAAACTCGCTAACTCTTCAACATCTATATTATAATAGTTGTTACTGTTCATGAAAAGCCCGTCAAGTATCTGCTCTTGCTCTGGGCTTATGTATTCTTCAAAATTATCAAATGCCATAACTAAAACTTTGTATTAACTCTAACATCATTATTTTTATCTCTAGCACCTATAATACCTTTTTCGTAATCTATAAACCAAGTCCAGTCATTAGGTCTTAATTTACCTGTTGCTGCTGGTTTGCCTCCTTTATCATAGTATTCATTATCTTTTAACTCTACAAATAAATTTGGAAAATCGTATAAATGTCTACCAATACCCCACATAAAACCAGCTCTTTTAAAAGCATCAGAATATTCGCCCTTTTCTTTTTCAGTCATAGATTCAGTACCGTTTGACCATTTCCAAACCCATTCAGAACCAAATTTAATAGCTATACCACATTGTAAAACACCTTTAGAATCTCTTTTGTAGTCGTTTTGCCAATTCTCAGGACCTACTACCTCATCAAGTATATTCATATCAACTCTAGCATCCTTATAAGCTAATAATAAAGCCATAACTTTAGGTCCAGACTTGATTAATTGCTTTACCTTAAAATCAATATTAGATACTTCTAATTTTTTACTTAATCCTGCTGTTTCCATTTTTTGTTCTTAATTTTAATTTGTAACTCAGCATCCTTGTTAAATGCTTTTATTATTTTTTGTAGTTTTTCAGCCGTTTTACATATTGACTTTTTCTCTTGAAATATCACAATATTATCATGACTGTTTTTTAGCTTCTTTATTTCTCTAATGCTCTCAGCTAATTCAGCATTTGACTTAGGAGAGTTCTCTACTAGAAAACTCCCGAGATCGTTTTTTTGTTCTTCCATATTTAATAACTCCATTTAAATTCATCAATAAATGCTTCCATAACATCAACACCAGTTAATGCTTCGTAACGGTCAATAAGAGCATCAGCATCACAATCGTTATCTTCATCCCATATCTCAGAAACTATATCATATTCTGATTCTTCTGGATTCCAATAGTCAGAAGGTCTATACCAATGGCTAATAACTGCTGAAAATGTTCTATCTCCTTTTTCTCCTAAGATAATTTTAACTCTTTCTTCTGTTTTCATAATCGTTGTTTTTGTTTGTTTGTGTTTTACAATATTAGTAATAAAAAATTAATATTAAAAACTTATTTCCAAAATTTTTTTTCAGCTTCTTTACGTGCTTTCACAGCATCTTCTTTTTCAGAGAAAACACCTAAATATATTCTTTTGTTATTTACATAAATATTCGCTATCCATTTATTTGATTTCTTATGCACATAAACACCTCTAACCCCAGATTTATTATTTACTGGTGTTCTTTTATTTCTAGCTTGAATTATATTATTAACCCATCTGCAATTATCAGAATTATAATCACCATTAACATCTATCCTATCTAATGAAGTTCCTTCTGGTCGTTCTCCCATATCTTCATAAAAATTCAAAAAGCTATCCCTCCACCTATCACAAACCTTAATACCTCTACCTCCATAATACTTATAATCTCTTCCTTTACTATTTAAACACCTATTTTTTAATCCTTGCCAAATTCTATATTCTGAAGAATATATCATACCATGTTTTTTAATTCCTGACATAAAACAAAAATAAAAGAGTAGGTAGGTAAATAGGTGAGAATAGAAAACCTACCTTTAACTCTTATTAATAAATATTTTAGATAATCTCACCTATCTATAAGGCAATATAGATAAAAAACTAATACAAAAAGCACTTTTTAAAAAAAAGATAAATTTATTTTCATATCGTGAGGTGCTGGTGATTTTCCACCGAAATAAGGAAAGCGATAACACCCGAACCAATAAACTTTTTTACTTTTCAATTTAAGCTTTTTAGTTTGCCCTATTTTAACTTTATCAAACTTATCAACTATTCGTACTCCTTTTTTGTATTCGTACGTATAAAGCAAAATATGATCGTTTATTGGATCATATCTCCATCCTATCCTAATACTATTCCTATGGTGTAATATTGCGCCAAATCCACAAAGCTTATTAATCTGCTCAGTCATTTGTATAGTATTACCTAAGTATCTACATGAATCAGTAAACTTAAAAGCTACTGTAATAGATTTACAACGTATAAACGGTCTAAACCTAAAACCGCTATAGTGCCTACCTTTTTTTACTAAGAATTCCTTTAAGCCATACATAGCACATAATTAAGAAGTAAATAACACCTATTGCACCAGCGACTAAAAAAATAATTGATACAAAGTCAGAATAAATAGGAGAGTCAATAAAGTAAGAGCCAATTATTAAAGCCCATCCTAAGAATATTAAGCCGTATATTAATGTTTTTGTTTTCATAATATTTATTTTTTACCATTGATAACCATAACACCTTGTATCTCCTACATAAGCATTCATCCATAAATCCTGATCCATGTAGAAACGTTTTTTATTGCTTGTGCAATTGTTTCTTACTTCAATCCAGTAACTATTGCCACTAATTCCGTCATTTGCTATCGTTCCACATTCACAGCTTGTTGTTACTGATTCATACTCTTTTTCACATGACATTAAAGCCAATGCTAATCCTAATAAAATTGTTTTTGTTTTCATAATTAAAATGGAAGCTTTGTTATCTCTGGTTTTACTAGATGCTTCCTTAATCTAGTAAGAGAGTAAAATTTACCTTTAATGTTATAACCTATCATTCCATTTTTATAAACCTGCTTTATCTTTCTTCCTGTCTTAGAATTGAAGCATAGTTTATCATCAACCCAAACATACTCAGGAGAAAAGTCTAGCTCATATTTTACCGTATAAGTTATTGATATAGTTCTCATTAATATGATTTAAAAGTGTTATTACAACTACGTTATAGGGCATTTTCCCACCCTTGAAACATATTATCACTTTCTATTTCCTTTGGAATATCCTCTAATTTGTCAGGTAAAAATAACCACGATGCAGCTATGTTTGCAGAATATGTTTGCCATATTAAAGCGGCTTCATCTAAACTTACGAATAAATCACGGTGCATAAATAATGCTTTTTGTATCTTTTTTAAATCATCGACATCATGTATGTAATGTCTGTCAAATAATTTTTCATTTTTTAGATTAATCATAATCATAAAATAAACGCCCTATAACAACAAATAAAATTAATAGCGCAAATAGGGCATGTGCAAACTATTAAAGTGTGTAGCGTTGCGCTACTAATCTTATTTAAACGTTATGCGTAACTATAAATAGCCACTAATTAGCGTTTAGTGGCTATTTATAGGTTTACTTATTTTTTCCTAATGGGTTAATCAAAGTATAATAATCTTCTTCTGCTAAATCGTAATAAAATTTACGATCAAATGGATTTATAAAATCTTTAGTATATGCCCTTATCCAGCAACTAATGTATTCCTGTTTTTCTTTTTCTAACAATTCTTTATACTTAGCTAATAAATCATTTCCAATAAAGTACTGGTTTTGCTCCATATACTCCATTAATTCTTGTACCGGTGTTTTCATAATTCTTCTAATTCTTGTTTAACTTCTAACCAATACAATGCTCTACTTTCCTCCCATGTTCCTCTTGGAAAAGATGGGTATTCTTTTATTAATTCATCAACTAAAATCAATGCACATTTCTTTCCTGCCTCATATCCAATTTCAGCGGTACTCGAATTTGCTCCTGCATATTCTTGATACGAATATGTTTGTGTTTCCATTTTGTCAAGTAATGACAATGCTTTTTCTTTTGGTTTCATAATCCTAAATTTTAATGGTTAATATTCTAATTGAATAGTTCTCTCAATATCTTTAACTGTGATAATACTATTTGTTGTACTTGCTAACCAAGCATCTGCTACCACAAGATCCCTATTAGAATTCTTTATATCAAAATTCATATCTATACTACCACCATCACAATAATTGTCAATGGATATTTCAGCATTGTGCTTTATTAATAATTCTATTAATTCTTTCCTAAAGTTGTTAGCTAATATTTCTTTTGTTTTCATAATTGTTGTTTAAAAGCCCCGTAGGTCTTAGTTTATAATTCTACTATATTCAAAAGTTTATCTAATTCTTTTACTATTCCTTTAGCTTCTAACTCGCTATCAGTTTTAACTTCTTCATAGTATTGTTCGTCATTACATTCTCCTGTAAAAACAGGATAGTAAAACCTAACACTATCATTAGTTTTAATGTATTCTGAAACTTTACTTAAATCAATTCTTAAATCCTTAATTTTAATCCACATAGTTTATTAATTTATAGGTTAATAATAGAGGAGCTTAAATTAACTCCTCTTTTTTAATTACTAATTTAGTTACTGTCTTTAAATTAATCATTCTGAACGAACCTTTCTCGATGTCGTAAACAGGTAATAAACCTTTTTCGATAGGGTTATAAGCCATTCCAGTTCCTTTAACACCTTTTTTAACTCCTAATCTAGCGTTCATCTTTCTAAGGCTACCGTCTTTTTTAATAAATTCAACGTGAAAAAAAGTATTCTCTGCTGTTTGAATTTTCTCTAAAGTTTCTCTAAAATTTTCCATTTGTTGTTTGTTTTTGTTTGTTTGATAAATCAAAGATATAATAAATTTTTAATACAACAAGCAAAAAATAAAAATATTTTTTTGAGCATAAAAAAGAGGGGCACAACCCCCTCTAAACAAACACAAACAACAAAAGCCCAGAAAGGGCTAAGAATCCTTATTTATTTTTAATATCTTCTACTTTATTAGAAAGCCACACAGCCAACACCCCACCGATTAAAAGCATAATAGCACCGCCTACAATCTCATACCAACTCTCATTACTAGCACCATCTGTAACTAATCCAATTCCTGATGTGATTAATAAACCACTACCTCCCATAGCTAATACTCCTTTACTTAAAGCTCTTTCATCTGAACCTTTTAAAACTTTTATAACCTCTACTGGGTTAACCTTACCTAATAAACTACCTAAAAATTTCATTTTAATTGAGCTTTATTTATTACTTCTAATTTTATTATATCAAAATCCCCTAACACCTCTAACAATTCTTTGTAAGTCTTTTTACTGTTACCTACAAAATCAACCGCTTTAGATGATCCAACTAAAATACATCCGTGAGAATGTTCTGCTTTATTTCCCCAATGTATTCTAATACCATCAAACCTAACCCCTTCGCCATCTTGTACGCTTAAATCTTCTTTGTTATACACTAACGGCATAACTTGCTTGAATCTGTTTGAATAGGATAATGTAACTGAATATATACCCTCTGGGATGGCTGTTTCTCCGTAAACCTTAACACCTTTAGCTCTTACAACATCCTCTAACGTGTAGCAAAATTCTACACCATCAATAAAAAGCCTTCCTATAGTGCTTTTACTTGTATAAGTATCTCTGATTAATGTAAGTTTCATTTAGTGCTTAATTGCTTAATAAAACCCTTTATTTCTCCTATATCAGTTGCAATACGTTTAAGATCAGCCTCTACTTCACTTATTTTTGTTTCAAGTTTAGTATAGCTTTTTTCGTTTTCTTCTTTAACGTCTTTAATTGACTTCTCTAATTGAGTTATCATAATTGAGTGCCTTTCTGTTTTATTGTTAAATTTAATAAAAGCAGCAACTAACCCACTCAAAAAAACTATAAACTGTATTGTATTTTCTATAGAAAGTTCCATTTATTTTTTATCATCCTTTTCTTTAATGCAGCTTTCTAAAATTGTTTTAGCTTCATTAATTTGATTTAAGTACTGTGAAGCCTCAACACCCGTAAAAGACTTCGGTAATTCAGCCCTATAGGCTAATTCTATCAATAGTTGTAATGCTTGTTCTTTTTTCATACTCAAATATATTAAATTCTACGTAAATACTTGTAAACCTTTAGTATATTTTCTGTTGAGGTATTCTTTTTTCCTTTAAATATTCTGTTCTTAGCTTTAAAGAATAGTCCAAAGGTAGAAGTACCAATAAAATTACGTAAAGCCTTTTTTTTGCCCATTAGTTTTTGAAGCTTAAACATGATGTAATCATCTTTCAAATTACCCCCAAAAACCCTATAAGCGTAATCATGTAAAAATATCTCAATAGATGGGTGAGTTTCATCTTCTATACCCGTAGCACCATCATATCCATATTTTACCCAAAACCTACTAGCCCAAGCTTCATTAAATAAAGGCATCAAAAAAAGCAGATTATAATGAATAATCTGCCTTTGTAAAGCGTTTTTTACTTCCTTTTCAGTTAGAAACTTGTATATATTGCCAAAGTACATTATTCTAAACTTCTTCAACTAATACAACATTAGCTAAATCTAAACCGAAAGTATCAGCTATTATTTTTCTCTGATCCTCCTTGTAAGTAGTTATCCCCCATGTAGGAACGTCAGCAACTGGATAAGTAAAGTTTATCAATCTTGAGCCGTCTTTTTCAGCTTTGAAGAAAAACTTTCCATCTGTGTAAGCTTGTGCTGAAATATAAACATTATACTCACACTTTAATAATCCATCAGATTCTACACCAGCAGAAGAAACTGCAATCTTAATAATAGGGTTAGTTACTGTTAACCCGAAATCAGCGTTAATGTCGCCTGTAATTTGGTAATATTCTTTATTCTTTATCATTTTTTTATTTATTTATTATGGTACTGTTGTTACCGCTGTTAATATTCCGTTAGTAAAAGTCATTGATGCAATGTCGCCCGTTGAACCTCCGCCAAAAGTATAAGTATTTGAAAGTCCTTGCGTTCCGTTTGTGTAAATATCGCCATTTGAGCGAATTTCAAATTTTGTTGCTGGCGTTGTGTCTGAATCGTAAACTTCAAAAGCTATATTTGTACCCGCAGTTCCAGCACCTTGAACAAGTGTGCGACCTTGTAATGATATTTCTTCTGAACCAATAACGCTATTGCTACCAATTATAAAGTCTTGACCAGACATATAGCCATTCATAAAATAAACCTTACCAGTAACGTTGTTAATTTCGTGAACAACCGAACCAGCACCGTAAGACTTTATACCCGTTTCGCTAAATCTTGTATAATAGTTTGAGTATGTAGACCCATCACCTATATCAATATTTCCGTTTTTAGCTTTCCAAGAACCGCCCCCATTAGTGAGTACAGTAAATATATCGTCAGCCCTAAGGGTGCTATAAATATTAAATTCAGTACCCGAACCACCGCTAAAAGTAAGCGTATCAGTCAAAGTAGCAACAACAGAAGTTGGAACAGTACCCGAAGCTGTGTAAATAGAATCTACTCCTACTTGCGCCCAATCAGTACCATCGTATGAAAATAAAGCATCAGTAGTTTTATCATAACACAAACTACTCTTTTGAGGTGTTATACTATTCCATGCACTACCATCATATCTAACCCAATCATCTAAACTAACAGCACCCCAATCAACATGAACACTACCGCCACTACTTAAAACGTAAATATCTCCATCATTAGTAGTTGGAGGGGCTACACTTGCATCTACGAAATTTAAAGCAGCAGGTAAAACTAATTCATCTGTACTTTCTAACTCTCCTTTTTCATTTCTCCAAGCTACATCACCATTATTAGCATCAGGAAACCATTTAGGATTATGAATATCAGCCGAAGCTGTAATATTTTTATGTAAAGTTGGCATATTTTAATAAAATATAATTCCTCTTTTATTTACTTGTACTTTGTCAACACAGCTATCAAATAACGGATATTTAGTAGAATCAGCATCTTGAGATTCTTTAATGTACTCAATCATATCTTTTCTCCAATTATCCCCTTGAGATATAAAGAAATCTCTATTCTGTGAATATTCAAAGCTCTTATTTTGTCTACTAAACTCGGTGTAATTTTCCATACTACCCATATTAGTAATTTGAGTATGAATCTTAGGAAACACCTCATAAACGATGTAATGAGCTAACATAGGTTTAATGAAGTTTTCTACTATAATAGTATTATCATCCGTTAGAGTAGCCCCTGCAACCTCTGTTAGAATTTCATCATAGTAATCATCGCCTAAAGTTGGCTTTAAATACTTTCTTTGAGCTACTATAATATAATCTTCAAAATATGCTTCATCAAAAGCAGTATCATTAATTGCTAAAGCCTTAACCTCAGCAGCAGTAATTACCTCTGTATTATACGCCATCGTTAGAACTATTTAAAACTTTTACTAATCTATTTCCTTCTTCCTCATTCTCTAGTAATTCCATTCCTAAAGCTGCTCTAGCTTCATTGATCGTAATAACAGCATTAACATCAATACTCTCATTAATCCCTACTGGCGCAACATTTAAAATATCTATTTCAATATCAAAACCAGCTTCTTTAATGATTCTGTTAAACTCTCTTAATAACGGCTCTTGAAAGTCTGGAATAACTACGCTATTCATGAACTTATCATACTCGTTTCTAATTTGTTGATTAGAGCCTAATTTACCAGCAGTTTCTAAACCTGCTAAAGATGGTGTAATTCTATGAGCAGTAATGATATTTTTAACAGCTAATTCTGAAAGCATTTGAAATTCGCCATCTCTTTCACGCTCAAACTCTTTTATATGTGCTGCTTGTTCTGGGCTATCTAATAACTCAA